TGTTTCTTTTAGAAATACTTCTGCAACTGGAACTGAATTGTTAAAATTTAGAACAGTTGGAGCAGCAAACGGTGACCAAACTTTTAATATTCCATCTGATGGAGTAGTATTTAGTGCAGGTGCTTATTGTGCTTTTACAGTAGGAGACTTTAATTCCATTACAGTTTTCTACGACGGATAGGAGGCTAAATGGCCAACACAACTTCTGGAACAACAGTTTTTGATAAAGGCTTTTCTATTGATGAAATTATAGAAGAAGCTTTTGAAAGACTAGGCATTCAAGATGTTACTGGGTATCATCTAAAAACATCTAGAAGATCTTTAAATATCATGCTCCAAGAATGGGGTAATAGAGGTATTCACTATTGGGAAATAGCAGACACTAATATTGATCTTGTTCAAGGACAAGATACATATGATTTTTTTAGAGCAAGTAGTGATGGAACAAGTGCAACCACAGCACCTACTGATGGTATTTATGGAATGTCCGATGTCCTTGAAGCACAGTTAAGACAAAATTATAACACAACAACTCAATCTGATTCACCAATGGTTAAAGTAGATAGATCTACTTATGCTGGTTTTTCAAATAAACTATCACAAGGAACACCTAATCAATATTGGGTTGAAAGATTTATTGATAAGGTGAGAGTACATATATATCCAACACCTAACGCAACAACAGCTGGATACTATATGCATATGTATTATATTAATAGAATTCAAGATGTTGGAGCTTATACTAATGCAACAGATCTACCTTTCAGATTTGTTCCATGTATGGTTTCAGGATTATGTTATTACTTATCTATGAAATATAATCCTCAGTTAACACAACAGATGAAACTTTTATATGAAGATGAACTACAAAGAGCATTACAAGAAGATGGTTCTGCTTCCAGTACTTTTATAACACCAAAAGCTTATTACCCAGGAACTTAATATGTCTAAATTTGCTACAGGAAAAAGATCAAGAGCAATATCAGATAGATCAGGGTTAGAGTTTCCATATAAAGAAATGGTTAAAGAATGGAATGGTTCTTTTGTACATTTTTCTGAATACGAGCCTAAGCATCCTCAATTAGAACCAAAACCAATTCAAGCAGATGGTGTTGCTTTATCAAATGTAAGACCTGATAGAATTGAACCTTCAACAACTGTTAGAATACCTGAAGATGGTTTTGAAACATATCAAGCTGGTTCAAGTGTTATAAATGTTTATTCACCAGGACATGGTTTAACAGATTCAACAACATATAGATTTAGAGGATCACCAACAACTTCTGGAAATTATTCTAATCCAGAAAGTTTTGATGGTATTACTGGAGCAAATATTGCAAAAGCAGCTGGATATACAATAAGAACTGGTAAATTTAAAAATGATGCAAGAGATGCATCAAGTGATTATTTAACTACTAATTTTTTCTATTTTACAGTTGATACAGATACTGCTACAAGTGGAAATATAAAAGGAGGCGGTTATGGTTGTTCAGTAGGGCCCATAACAATAGAAGCGTAATGAGATTTATTAAAAAATTAGTTATGAAATGGATGGGTATTCAGGAGGAACAAGATCCTCATTTAGTTTTATATGAAGAAGTAAAACCAAAACACTGTCGTAAACATTCAAGATATAAAAAATCTTGCATAGATTGTCAGGAGATTATTAAGTAATGGCATATACGTTAGCAAACTTACAGGATGATATTAGAAACTATACAGAGGTTGATAGTTCTGTATTAAGTGATTCTATTTTAAATACTATTATTAAAAATGCAGAAAATGCTATTTATAGAGAAGCAGATTCTGATGATAACAGATTTTATGCAACATCAAATCTACAAACTGGAAATAGATATGTAACTATTCCATCTGATTTAAGATTTATAAGATATGCTCAATTAACCGATTCATCTGGTAATCAAGTATTTTTAGAAAAAAAAGATACTAGCTATATGGCAGAATTTTATAACACACCTGGTACACAATCAGGTATTCCTAAATATTATGGTAACTGGGATGCTAATTATTGGGTCGTAGCACCAACTCCAGACGATACTTATTTGATAACACTAGCGTATACAAAACAACCAGATTCAATAACAGCTTCACCAGGAAGCACTCAAGGCACTTATACATCTAATAAATATCAGGATTTACTTTTATATGGATGTCTGGTAGAAGCATATGGATACTTGAAAGGTCCTGCAGATATGTTACAATACTACATGCAGGCTTATCAAAAAGCTATGCAAACGTATTCTATCGAACAACAAGGTAGAAGACGCCGAGACGAATATCAAGATGGTGTTATTCGTACTCCTTTAAAATCACCATCACCCTAATAATTAAGGAGAAAAACAAATGGCTAATATAGTACCTGACTCTTTTAAAACAGACCTACTTGGTGGTGTGTTTGATTTTGATTCTGGTGGATCAACTTTCAAACTTGCACTTTATACATCATTAGCTGGTTTCAGTACTGCCACTACAGCTTATACAACTACTAACGAAGTTTCTTCGTCTGGTACAAACTATACAGCAGGTGGAAATACTTTAACTAATAACGGTGTAGCAATATCAAGTAACATTGCATATGTTGACTTTGCAGATTTAACTTTTTCATCTGTAACTTTAACTGCAGTGGGTGCTCTGATTTATAAAGACACAACTAATGAAGCAGTATTAGTTTTAGATTTCGGCGGATCAAAAACTGCAACTAACGGTGATTTCGTTATTCAGTTTCCAACTGCTGATTCATCTAATGCAATCATTAGACTTGGCGACGCGTAATAAAATTTTGGAGTAGAAATGGCTTTAGTAATTAACGATAGAGTTAAAGAAACAAGTACAACTACTGGAACTGGAACTATTGATTTAGCTGGTGCAGAAACTGGCTATGAAAGTTTTGTATCTGGTGTTGGTACAGGAAACACGACTTATTATGCTATTGAATTAAATAGTGCTAATGAGTGGGAGGTTGGTATTGGTACAGTAACCGATGCTGCTCCTGATACTTTATCAAGAGATACAATTATATCTTCATCAAACAGTGATGCTGCAGTAAATTTTTCAGCAGGTACTAAAAATGTATTCTGTACATTACCAGCGAAGAAAACTATCTCTCCAGTTATGGATGCAACAACTTTTGTTGTAACACATAATTCAACTTTATCTGAAGACCAAACTCTAGATTCAGGCGTATTAGCAGGACCAGTAACTATTACTGGAACACAAACAGTAACAGGAACATTGGTAATAATTTAATGAGTAAGATAGAAGTCAATCAAATATCATCACAATGCGGATCAACATTAACGATTGGTCAATCTGGTGATACGGTTACTTTAGCATGTGGAGCAACTGCAGCAGGATTTGGTTCTACAGGTGAAGTATCTTGGGATACTACTAAAAAGACAACAGGTTTTACAGCAACAAGTGGTGTTGGTTATTTTTGTGATACAACATCAGCAGGATTTACAGTTACATTACCAGCTACACCAAGTGCAGGAAATGTAGTAGCAGTTTCAGATTATACAGGAACTTTTGGAACAAATAATTTAACTATTGGTAGAAATGGTTCTAATATTAATGGGGCTGCAAGTGATTTTAGTTTATCAAAAAATAACACAACAGTTCAACTTATTTATGTTGATGCAACAGAAGGTTGGAGAGCTGTTTTTACTGGAAGTTTATCTGATGTAGAATCTACTTTTATAACTGCAACAGGTGGAACAGTTTTAACTTGTGGAAATTGTAAAATGCACATTTTTACAGCTCCTGGTACTTTTTGTGTTTCATCTATTGGATGTACAGGTGTAAATGATGAAGTAAATTATATGGTGATAGCTGGTGGTGGCGGTGGTGGTGGACAAGGTGGTGGAGGTGGAGCTGGTGGTTTTAGAATTTCATACGATTCACCTTTAGCAGCATCAAGTTTAACAGTTACAGCATCTCCTTATCCAATTTCAGTAGGAGGTGGTGGAGCTGGATCAACTACAGAAACAACAGCTGGAGCAAATGGTTCAAACTCAATTTTTTCAACAATAACATCTGCTGGTGGTGGTGGCGGTGGATCTGATGGACCTAAAGTAGGTAATGCTGGTGGTTCTGGCGGTGGTGGAGGATGGGGTCAAGCTGGCGCAGCAGGCAATACTCCTCCAGTAAGTCCACCTCAAGGTAATACAGGTGGAACAGGTTATCCAAATTCGGCTTCTCACGGAGGTGGTGGCGGAGGTGGAGCTGCTGCTGTAGGTGGTAATGCTAATTGTAATGTAGGTGGAACAGGTGGTGCAGGAATGCCTACAGCTATTTTAGGTTCAACTCCAACAGCTCCAAGCTATGGAACTCCAGGACCAGCTCCAGGAAGATATTTTGCAGGTGGTGGTGGAGGAAATGCTAATCCAGGATATGGCGGTGGTGGACCAGGCGGTGTAGGTGGCGGTGGAAATGGTGCTGATCCAGCTGGAACTGTTACTCCAGGTACAGCAAATACAGGTGGTGGTGCAGGTAGTAAACATGCAGTATATTGTTCTCCATATACAAATGGAAACGGCGGTAGCGGAATCGTAATAATAAGGTATAAATATCAATAATTATGGCAAGTACAATTAAAGTAAACAATATTCAAAATCAATGCGGTGCTAACATCGCTAACAAATGTGGTTCAACTATTACACTTGGTGCAAGTGGCGATACCATTACTCTTGCATGCGGTGCAAGTCAAACAGGATTCGGTAGAACAGGAACAGTAAACTGGGATACCACAGCTAAAACAGCATCATTCACAGCAGTGAGTGGTAATGGTTATTTTGTTAATACAACATCAGGTGCAATTACAGTAACATTACCTGCAACACCTTCAGCTGGAGATATTGTAGCTGTATCTGATTATGCACAAACTTCACGTACAAATAATATTACATTAGCAAGAAATGGGTCTAATATAGAAGGAGCAGCTTCTGATTTAGTGATTCAAAATAATGGTGTTTCAATGACATTTGTTTATGCAGATGCAACAAAAGGTTGGAAAGTAGTAAATGCTGGATCCGAATCAGATAAAGAACCCGTTGGAGAATATATAGTAGCTACAGGCGGAACAGAAACAACTTGTGGTGATTATAAAATTCATACCTTTACAGGGCCTGGAACTTTTACAGTTTGTTCTGTTGGTAATCCTTTCGGATCATCAACAGTAGATTATTTAGTAGTCGCTGGTGGTGGCGGAGGGGGTGCAGCATGTGCTGCAGGTGCAGGAGGAGCGGGTGGTTATAGAGAATCATCAGGAGCAGCTTCTGGTTGCTACACTGCTAGTCCTTTAGGAGCTTGTGTAAGTGCTTTACCAGTTTCAGCTCAAGGTTATCCAATAACAGTTGGTGGTGGGGGTTCTGGAGGAGCAGAGTCTGCTATTTCGGCTCCAGGTAATAATGGGTCAAATTCAATTTTTTCATCTATCACATCTGCAGGGGGTGGCTACGGAGGAGCTAATCCTCAACCTGGTAATTCAGGTGGATCTGGTGGTGGAGGTGCTCACTCGGCTGGTTCTGGTGGTTGTGGAAATACACCTCCTGTAAGTCCAGCTCAAGGTAATAATGGTGAAGCTGCTTCAACACCTTCCCCAACAACTACAGATGATGGTGGTGGTGGCGGAGGTGGTGCTATTGAAGCTGGAGGTACAGACCTTGCGGCTGAAGGTGGTGATGGTGCACAAACATCAATAAGTGGAAGTGCTACTTTTTATGCTGGTGGAGGTGGAGGAGGAACAAGAAATTTTCCTCAAACACAAAGTCCTTCAGTGAGAGTTGGAGGTGCTGGTGGTGGCGGTGACGGTGGCGGAGGTCCAACTTATCCTAGACCATCTGCTGCGGCTTCAGGTGATAATGGTACAGCTAATACTGGTGGCGGTGGCGGTGGAGGAACTAGATTAACACCAAATCCATGTGGCACAGTTGGAAGTGGTGGATCAGGCGGTAGCGGAATTGTTATAATAAGGTATAAATATCAATAGGTAAATTATGAGTGAAGTAAAAGTAAATAAAATTAGTCCAAGAACAAATTGTGGTACAACACAATTAGGGGATGCTGGAGATACAATCACTGTTACAGGTGATCTAAAATCGAATTCATTAAAATCAGCATCAGGTTCTACAATTACATTAGGACAATCAGGTGACACAATCCAATTAGGTTGTGGTGCATCACAAACAGGTTTTGGTCGTACAGGTACAGTGGATTGGGATACGACTGCGAAGACAGCTTCATTCACAGCAGTTTCAGGAAACGGTTATTTTGTTAATACCACTTCTGGAGCAATAACAGTTACAACACCAGCAAGTCCAAGTGCTGGAGATATTTTTAGTTTAGCTGACTATGCT